TTTGGGTAAAATTAAAAGACTTGGCAAGAGATGATTTTATAGAGTTAGCTAAAAATATTACATAGGATCTATGTTACATGGATGAAGCAAAACTAATAAGGATTTTAAAATCACTTCCCTTATTCGCAAAAAATTTCCTAATCATTCATGATAAATCCGGTGCTAAATTACAATTCGTGATGAACCGTGCTCAGCTTTATGTTCATGAGCGGCTTGAAGCGCAATTGAAAGCCACCGGCAAAGTACGAGCGCTCATACTTAAAGGTCGCCAGCAAGGAATCAGTACGTTAATTCAAGCTCGATTCTTTCAGAAAATCATTACCAAACGTGGTAAGAAAGCATTTATCTTAACGCATCTATCGGATGCCACCGCCGCCATCTTTGAGATGACTAAACGCTATAGCGAGAATATCGATCCTGATTTATTCCCACAACCCACCAAGAAAAACGATAACAAGCTTACCTATGATGGATTAGGTTCGGGTTATCGTGTGGGTACGGCTGGCAGCACAGAAATTGGTCGATCTATGACCAATCAATATTTGCATTTATCAGAGTATGGGTTTTATAAAGATGCATCGAGTATTAGCCTTGGATTAATGCAAACGGTGGCAGAGATTGCCGATACTGAGATTATTAAAGAATCAACCGCGAATGGGATTGATAATGATTTTTACCTTGATTGGATGGAAGCCAAGAATGGTAAGACGCGATACCAAGCTATCTTTGTACCATGGTACTGGCAAGATGAATATTGTATTGAAGAGTCGAGTTTCATACCGACCGATGAAGAACGTGACTGGCTCACTAAGTTTGGTGCTAATGGTTTAAAGCCCGGTCATTTAAACTGGCGACGTATTAAGTTACAAGACTTCAAAGGTGATTACGATCAAAAGTGTAGAAAGTTTAGACAAGAATACCCATTTACGGATGATGAAGCCTTTCTATCGTCTATCACAGATACGTTTATCGCAATCGAACACGTTCAAAAAGCACGAAAAACAATTGTGGATAGCCAATCGGCATTAGTCATTGGTGTTGATCCAGCACGGAAAGGGGACGATCGCACCGCCATCATTCGTCGCAAAGGTCGTAAAGCATTTAAACTCGAAACGCATTACAATATTGATACGATGGAATTGGCCGGTATTATCAAACGGATCATTGAAAAAGACCATCCACGTAAAGTATTTATTGATTCTATTGGAATCGGTGCCGGCACTGTTGATAGATTGCACGAATTAGGGTATGAAGATATTGTAGTCGGTGTGTGTGTTTCAACACGTGCTGAGGAAAAGAAGAAATACAAAAATTGTCGTGCTGAGTTGTGGGATCGAACGCGGGAATGGTTGATTCAGGAAATGGATGTTGAAATTCCTGATTGCGATGAACTGCAAACGGATTTAACAGGCATAGGGTACAAATACGATTCAAGTGATAAGCTACAAATAGAAAGTACTGAGGATTTGAAGAAACGAGGCTGTCTATCGCCTGATACAGCAGTTGCATTAACTCTCACCTTTTACGGTGGGGAATATGTTTCAGAGGGTGGTTATCAGCCTAAACGATTGCCTGAAAGTCATGCAGGCAGGTTAGTTTAAACATGTAACAAAGGTTATTAATACATTTAACAACTTAGGATAAGTTGATTTATACAAGGGAGTGTTATGGCAAGACTTAATGAGAAGATTGCGCGTGAAGCGCGTATTGCTTATGAAAAGTTTTACGCAAGTTTCAAACAAAACATCGATCTCTATCATTTAATGCATGGATTTGTATTAGGCCAACAATGGACTGATGAAGAAGAGGACGACATGATTAAGACGTACCGTAAGGTACCTCTGACCTCAAACAAATTAGGCACCATGGCTAACTCATTGCTTGGTGAGCAACAGCAAAATACTCCTCAGTTACAAGTTGTTCCGATGACCGGGTGTGATGAAAAAGTCGCATCACTTCGTGAAATCATTACCAAAGATATTATGTTTTCAACATCGGCCACGATTGCCTATCAAGTATCAGCAAGCCAAGCCGGTATTGGTGGCTATGGTGCTTATTGTGTGGGTACAGATTACTCCCATTCAAAATCGTTTAACCAAGATATTGAATACTGGTATTTCAAAGATGCAACCCGTTGCTATTGGGACGTCGGGGCTGAGTCTATCAATAAAACGGATGGTACCGTGTGTGGCTACTTATCACGAATGACGCGTCAAAAGTTTAGACAGGTTTACGGTAAAGATATCGAACAACAAATTATGAAGTTGAGTAGCGTCACGCAATCTGAGGAAGAAATAGCGCTGGCTGTGCAACCCAATGAATCGGGTAATCCTTTCATGTGGGCGGATGATGAATCGATCACTATTATCGATCACTATGTACGTAAATATGAAAAGGACACACTTTACAAACTTTCAAATGGAAATATTTTAAATCAGGAAGAAATGGACGAACTCATTGAGAAGTCACACGAAATCAATGCGCGTCATATGGCAATGGATGCCGAAATGCAAGCAACACAACAAATGCAAGGTGGCCAAGACCCGACACAAAATGGTGGAATGCCAGACAATGCCAGCGGTTTAGCACAACAATTATCCCAAATGAATCAAGGTCAACAGGGCCAAAGCTACAACCCATCCGGGTTTGGGATGGAAGGCGACCATGATATATTGCCACAAGATAAAGGGGTTGATGTCATACCTAATAAGCAAATGGCGCCCGCGGATGATAAAGAAAGTCCAGATACCATGATGTTGTGGGATGATGGCGAGATGGTACGTATTGAAGAAAAGCGGCCATCTAAGAAACACAAAATCATGCACTATAGATTAGCTGGTGAATATGAGCTTGATAAAACAGAATTCCCCAGCGAGCAATTGCCACTCGTTTTTGTGGACAACAACAGTTACTACGACAAAACCGGCAAGCAAATTACGCGTTCATTCTTTGGTGACTGTCGTGATACTCAGCGCTACATTAATTATTTGCGCACTCAGTCTGCCTATATCTTGAAAGTCAGCCGTTATGACCAATGGATAGGTTCCAAGAAAAACGTAGCATCCCTCGACACACAACGTAATTGGAAAGATCCCACTGCCATACAAGGATTGTTGGCCTATGACGAATCACCCGATGGGGCAAAGCCGGAACAAGTGCGACCGCCCGAATTGTCACAATCGTTGTTTCAACAATACGAACTGGCCATCCAAGATTTATACACGTCAACCGGCCTTTATCCTGCAAGAATGGGTCAAGCGGGTGATGAGGCCTCTGGCGCTGCAATTGATGCTCGAACTCGCCAAGGTAGTTATGCAACCTATGTCTTTTTTAACTCAATTAATCGAGCTATTGCAACGGGCGGTGAAATTGTTAATGAAATGATTCCACGAGTTTACGACAGTGAGCGTGTGATGACCCTCATGATGCCTGATCGTGGCATGAAAAATGTCACCATTAACCGTGAAGTGGATGAATATGGTGAGAGCATTGAAAATGATATTCGAAAAGGAACGTACCAAGTTCGATTGAAACCGGGCCCATCCTATGAGGGTCAAAAAGAGCAAGCATTACAATCATTGCGCGAAGTATTACAAGCTGATCCTGAGTCATGGGTATTGATTGCCGATCTGTTTGCCGAAAACTTGCCGCTCGCTAATACCATCGAAATTAAAAACCGACTTAAGACGCGTGTTTCACCAGCGATTATTGAAGCGGGTAAAACAGGCGAGATGCCACAGCAACAGGATCAAGGGCCATCTCCCGAACAGCAAGCATTAGCGATTCAGGCACAAGAAGCGCAACAACAACAAGCTTATTTGCAAGCTCAGATACAACTTAAGCAGCAGGAATTGGTATTGAAACAAAGACAAGATCAATCCGATCTTGAGATTGAACAAATGAAACTGGAAATTGCAAAACTACAGCTTGCAGGGAACATCGAAGATGGAAAAATGAAATTTATGGCTGAAACACATCGTACTGAGACGGATAAAACCATCGCACACGCTGATAACTTAGTCAAAATTTTAACTTCAAAGATTCACTAACAAACGTAGAGGGAAATACATGGGAAGCATAAGCAGTATTGATGATTTGTTGATGGGCGTAGGTAATTCACAGCAACCCGCGACACCAGAACATAAGGAAAAGTTACAGGATGATAAAGCACCGATTGAAGAAATAGAACCCGATGTACCCGAATATGGTGATACGGACGATTCCGATAGTGGTTCGGATAATTCAGGAGATGAGACGGACGAATCAGACGATAGTACGGACAATGAAGCTGAGGAAAAGCCAGGAAAGCATGGTGAATCGCAAGACGATGATTTGGAAGAAGACGAGTACGGCAATAAAAAAGAACGCATGAGTAAAGGCATGAAAGAACGCCTAGACCGTAAAGAAAAACAATTCCAACGTGAGATTGAACAACGCGATCATGAGCTGCAAGCATTACGCCAGCAATTAGCACAGAAAGGGGCAAGCCCGGAAGTGCAGCAAGCTGCTAAAGATTTTAAATACGATCCGGAAGATGAGGGGTCATGGCAACAACAGTTAACCGATTTTGTAAAACAGACGGTTAATAGTATGACCACAGAAACGCAGCAACGCGAACGGACTATGAAAGAAGAGCAAGTCCAACGCGAGTTTCATAAGAAATTCACACAAGGCATGGATCGCTTTGGTGACTTTCGCGAAGTCGTAGGCGCGCAACCCATGGATGATGCCATGACTTTATCACTTCGTGCTATGGCCGACCCATCCGCTTTTATTTATGCTGCAAGCAAACGCCATCCTCAAGAGATTGAACGTATCTCTAAATTGCCCGATCCTTACGCTCGCATGGTTGAGATGGGTAAACTTGAGGAGCGTATGCGGCGTAATAAGCCCACAACCAAAACCCCACGACCGTTAGGGCGCACCAAGGAAGATGCCACGATTAAAGTGGTTCCTAAACAAAAAGATAGCTCTGGCGATGATTTGCTTGCGAAAGCGGATGCAAAGAGGCTTGCTACTGTTAAAACGAGACATAAGGCTAATCGCTAAGGATCTAACGTGGAAAAGATATTAGTTATTAATCTGAGTGAGGCATTACATTATATAGAAAAAGCGTATGAAGAGCTTAATTATTATATATTAAATGAAGATAGCTTAAATGATAGTAAACGAGAAAAATTCTATTCGTACGGGCGTGATAAGTTACGTCTGAATATAGTTAGACTCGTAAATATCAAAAAATCTATTAATGCGATCATTGGCAATAAAAGGAAGGAGATAGAGTAATGGCTTTAGATATTCGTTTAGATTCTATTAATAAAATTCATCCTATGTATATCGAAAAAATGACAGAAATTCGCAAAGGGTTTCTTGCCGTTGATGATTTATTACAAGGGATGGCTGATGAAGCACGTAAAAAGAGCGATGCAGACTCAGGTTGTGCCGCTAGTCGTGCGGTTGCATTGGCACGTACTGCAAATGAACAAGCATGTCAGTACACTATCAAGTCACTTTGTATTTTAGGCGAGATGAAAGAGTAAGAACGAAACCGAATTCGGTTATACCAAAACCGAATTCGGTCATTGTTTGACAAGTATATGCTAAGAGCGCTACTATGCTCTTGATGAGTAAGGGATTCCATCACCCAAGATAGATTAGACGCGTAATTATTGTCGACCGTCGGACGAATGAAAAGTTAAAGGCGCTCATACGAGCATTTTTTCTAATTATTTGTTCAGGGAGAACAATAATGTCGAACCTATTTAGGGAATCACAATACGTTTTAGACGACGTATTTGTACGTTTTTGGAACAGTTTATCATTTGCACGCACATCTAATCGTAACCTCGAAGGTGATTTTAAAAACTTACGCTTTGCCACCGGCCAGACTCTTGACTATCGTTTAGAAGAAAGATATCTAGGCGGCGAAGGCGCAAGTGCCACATCTGAAGCGCGCGTACAGGTCATTAGACCCTTAACCATTACTAAGCAATTTCGAATCATGCTCGATTACACAGGGTTTGAATTAACCTTTGATCGCGCACGTGACGAACCTTATCTTGAAATGGCTAACGCACCACGCGCAAAACGTTTGGGTAATATGGTTGAACGCTTCATTGCATCCGAATTCCAGACCAAAACATATCAAGCTGTGGGTACTCCGGGTGTGCCTGTTGACTTCAACACAATTTTAAGTGCTGATGCGTACATGACGGAACTTGCAATTCCTGAAGATGGCAAACGATATGCAGGTGTTGGCCCCCGTATTGCAGCTAACCTTTCAAATGACCTCTACAACACTTTCAACAACACGGTTAATACCGGTGCGTTGATTGATGGTTTCGTAGGTCACTTGTCTGGATTTGACTTTTTCAAGACTAATTTCTTGACACGTCAAATAGCTGGAGCGGGTCAAGCCGGTGGAACACCACCCGCAGGATTCAAGCTTGGTGGAACAGTGACAAACGGCCCAATCACAGGTGGAAACACAATCGCTGTGACTGGTTTAGTGCCAAGTGTTGTTGCATTCAATATCGGTGATATTATCGAAATTGATGATGCTTCCGGTGTGTTTATGATTAACCCATTAACATACGAAGCATTAGAGCAACGCGCACAGTTTGTTGTGACTGATACCGTTATTGCAAGCGGTGGTGGTACAGCAAATATCCCCGTGAACCCTACGATTGTGATCGATGGCGCACGTCAAAATATTTCCGCGGCAATTCCAAATGGCGCACAAATATTATTGCGTGATTCCCATAACGTGTCACTCGCGTACCACACACAAGCGGTTGTATTCGCAGCACCTCCAATCAAAGAATTACGCGGTGGTGTTGAGGCAGTCACTCGTTATTCCGACCTTTACAAGTTGGCAATGACATACTCGCTCGGTGCGGATATCCGAAACTATGAACAGTTAGATCGTATCGACGTTATTTGCGGTGTCGCAATTAACCCCGAATTTGCGATTCGTATCTGCTCATAAGCTAACCCGGTTGCCCTCGTACTACGGGGGCAACATGTTGTAGAGAGGTGAATGATGGAAGGAACACCCGCAATTTATTTAGGTCGTATTGTTGAAAAAAAGAATTTTCGTGCGTTTATCTATGGTGCTAATGGTCAAAAAAGATTAGCTGAGTCATGGGAAGAGTTCGAAGCAAATATGGAGTCTGGTGTTTGGTTTGCAACCCTTGAAGGTGCGCTTGAAGCTAAATCTGGTGTACATGAACCACAACCGAAAGCGAAGGCTAAAGCTAAGCCAAAGCCTAAAGCAAAACCTGAATTAGAAGTGGAAGATTCAGCAAATGTGTTATCGGATGATAAATCGGTGTTTGAAGTTACGGGTGATTTTTAATCGCAGATAGGTGAATAATGGCCAGCACTGTTCGAGAATTTGTATTTCAAATGTACCGGCTTATTACGGCGTCAAACCCTGTTGTGCCTGAACATGGCGACGATCAAAATCTGGCTATAAAGGTATTGAATCAAATTCTAATGAACTATGCATCGTCGGGCTTATTATTACCGATTGCAAAAACAGTCAGTATTGATATTAATTTGCCTGTTAAGGAAATTTGGTTTGTTTCACCAAGCTACGTGGGGCCTGTAACTACACAGCAAGAAACATGTACGTTAACGGCGGTCTCCCCTAGTTTCACGGTGGCAGACGGTACAATTTACAATGTAGATGATGGTGTTTCAGGTGGAGGGATTCCGACTGGAACAAAGATTTTAACCATTGTAGGAAACGTGGTCACGATGACCATGAATGCTACGCTTACTGGTGCCTCGGTATTGACGTTTTCACAGGAAGTGGCAACGCCTGATATCGCGTACATTCGAGAAGGCAGACTTGCCAACTTGAATAGTGCATGGCTTCAATTGGATGGTGTGACTTATCCGCTGATTGATAAAAGCAGGGATGATTTCTTGGCGGCATGGAAATATGAGCCTCTACAGGGCTTGCCGCGCTTTATTATTACTTTTCCTGATACAGAATTTGTAAGGGCGCAACTCTATCCTGCACCCAGTCAATTTTTTACATTTTTTGCGCGGGGGAAGTTTCAGAAATACCCATTGACGTCTAATGATACGTTAGATGGATTACCAGACTATCAAGAGTTATTTTTCCTTTATGCAGTAGCTAAGTATGTTTCAAAATTCAAAGGCCGAAGTGGGGCGTGGACTTCTGATTTAGAAGCTGACTATCGAGAGCTTAAAGCGCAGATGGAAGCAGCTTCAGAGGTTAATTTATCTATTGCGGGTGATGAACAATCCTTATTGAATGGCGCCTGGCGTGTCAGGGCAGGGATTTAATGGCCTCTTTAGCCAAGCAAGAAGTAGCACAAATTGAAACCTTGCCTATATTTTGCTATTACGATAAACAACGCTTTACGCAATTTGGCGCTATGGATTGTGCTAATTGGTATGGCATTCAAGTTGATTCGGGTAAGAAAAAACAAGCTTTATATCCTGCTATGGGTAGAGAGCATATACGTTTTTTAAATGAGAATCGTTTAATTTTTAATGCTCAACCTCGCGTTGAGTTTAAATCCATTGATTTTTTATATGTCGTGGATGGCACAACTGTTTATCAGTATGATCGATTTTATAACCGAAAAGTGTTACCGATTAGTGTATCACTCGGTACACCGATTTGGTTTGCGACACTTCCGGTTGGCAACGTCGTTTATAATATGATGACGGATGGCGATCATATTTTTGTGATTAAAGAAGATGGTTCCACAGTCACAGCCGAGGTGGTAACAGATCCTAATGCCCCGGGCGGTGCAACAACAGGTGGTAAACCACTGTATGTAGCTTCATTCGGTAATCGTTTTGTAGTAAGTGTTGCTGATACACCCGATTTTTATTTAACGACCATTAATTTATCAGGTAATGCAAATACATACTTTACCATTAACAGTGTGGCACTGAATGGTCGTGCATCCGGTGTGATTGGGCAATTTGCCGTTTTACATAACCAATTATATATCATGTGTAATTTTAAAACGGACGTGTGGGCTAATATCATTACTCAGATTACGGTAGGTGGTGTTACCAGTGAATTTCCATGGAAATTAAATAGTTCGTACAATTTTGATTTTGGTATTGCAGACCCTCTTAGTTTGGCAGTGGGCTTTGGGATGATGGTGTGGCTCGCTGAAAATGAAGAGGGATTAGTCTCATTTATGGTTAGCAATGGTCAAACACCACAAGACATATCAAGTCAGGCGATTAATGTATTACTTGAAAATTCAACACATCCTGAAACACTTAGCCCGTTTTTTACAACGGATGTCGATGGGTTTTTGTATCAGTATGAGAATACTATTTTTTATAGAGCTGTCGCAGGTACGTTTGTAGGTTTTGGTGATTTAGATATAGTGGATAATGCAAATTCTATCGAATATAACTTTGAAACTAAAACGTGGGGACGTTGCATTGAATTAAATGGAGAGCGCAACCGTATTCAAAAACATGTTTATTTTAACAATACGCATTTAGTTATTGTGCAAGGTGATCCAGCTATTTATGCAATGGCAGGCAATATTTATCATAATGAACTAAGAAATCCTGATCAGCCAAATGAGCAAGCCGTGGATGCATTTTTAAAATATCCAATGCGCTATGAATTAGTGACCAAGCAAATTTTCTTGGATGATTACGCGGAGTTTGCCGATGAATATGTGGAAATCGATTTCGTTTTTGGTAACAAAACTTTTTATCAAAGTTGCGCTCCTTTTATCAATACTACGTTTATTGTGGGTGAAGATAGTACGTCCACGAATCCTATTTACATGCTTACAGAGGATGATAAGTATATTATTGCTGAAGGCTCGAACACTCCATCGTTTGACGATAACCATTATTGTGCTTTGTTTAAGCCTTACATTGAGCTTTATTATTCTGATGATGGCGGTGAAACTTATTTACCCGCAGACGTTAGAGAATTTAGTCCTCTTGGCGCCTACCGATGGCGAATGCGCTGGTACGAGTTGGCGTGTAGTCGAAACCGATGTTATCGATTAGTCGGTGTTTCATCCGCACCACTCGTTATTTTAGGTGGCGTACGTAATACTAAGCGAGTAAGCGGAGGCGCTAATTAATGGCTATCTTTCTGGATAGAATTGATTCGGTTCCTATCGCAAGCAATACCCAGTTTGACCCACAGTTTTTACAATGGCTTTGGGTTTTGGTGGATGCGTTAAATGAAAATTGGCGTGATATCCAAGGGGCGTTTAATTTACTAACTGCGATAGGCTATACGCAAACACAAATTACAGATATGAATACAGCCGGACAACTGAGTGATGGTATATTGTTATATGACACCACTAATAATGAATATGTAGGGAGAATAAGCGGGTCATTGGTTAAATTCACCACTAGCGCTTATCCATAAGGAGAATGACATGAGCTGGTTAGACGGCATAGGGAACATGGTTGATAGCTTTTTGCATCCAGAAAAAGGCTACCAAAAAGGCCAAGAACAGTTAGATAAATACTATAACCAAGGCCAAGGTTATTTACAGCCTTATAGCCAGTTTGGACAAGATGCGCATGGTAATTTATCTGAAGCTATGAGGCGATTACTTGATCCTGCATCCTTACAAGCTGACTGGACTCGAGGCTATGCAGAATCACCCTCTGCCAAGAATGCGGAATCCATGGCACAAGAACACGGGCTTGATGCTGCCAGCGGTTTAGGGCTGATGGGTTCTAACACTGCGCTCAATGCTATACAAAATGGTACGACTCAAATAGGCTTGAATGACAGGCAAAACTACCTTGATAACCTGATGCAAAAGTACCTTGCAGGCACGCAAATAGGCACTAATATCTTTAATACGGGTGCGGGTGCAGCAGGTTCTATGGGTTCTAATGCGATGACTATGGGTAATAACACAGCACAAATGGCCTATGGAAGTCAGAATGCGCCCGGTACTTTATTCGGGCAATTATTAGGTACAGGAATTGG